ACCCGCAAGGCCAACAGCCGCCGCAAACCGGCTCTGGCGAGATGCAAGGAATGGGCCGCCTAGCGTTTAAGAACGCGACCAAGGCTATTACCGACGTGCTTAGCGAGATGGCAAGCGGAGCGATTAGCGAAGCAAGGGCGAAGGTTTTGTTGTCCGCTCAAGGGCTATCCGAAGCGAACGTGCAACTGTTGATCGATGACGCAAGAGACGGAAGCGTAAGCCAAGAAACATTGCAGGCAGCGGAGGCAAGCCAGTGAGCACTAAGGGCAAATTGCCGCCGGTCAAGGCCGATTCGCTTGTGATGCGATCGCTTGTCATTCGAGCCGAAGGGCAAGTGCTTCGCGTCGTTACGGCCACAGAGTCGCCCGTGATGCGATACGACGAAAGCCGCGGCATGACCGTTGCCGAAGTGCTGGAGATGGACGGCATCGAAATGAGGGCCGGCCAAACGCAGATCCCGATCGTCGACAGTCACGACGAATCGACCGTCCGAAACATTTTCGGCAGCCTTCGAAACCTTTCGATTAACGGCGATGAGTTCGGCGGAGTGCCTTACTTTGCGAGCGACCCAGACAGCCAAGCCGCAGAAGCGAAGCTTCGCGACGGGCACCTTACCGACTTTTCGATCACAGCAATCCCGCGAGAAGTCTTGACGACCGAACGCGGCCAAAAGTACACGACGCCGAGAGGCACAGTCGTTGACGGTCCGGCGAATATCGTTACGCGATGGACGCCGATAAATGCGAGTCTCGTGGCTACCGGAGCGGACGAGCGAAGCACGGTTCGGCGATCTTACACCGCCGCGAATAAAGAGGTTAAACGAATGGACGAAACGCTATTGGCACAGTTGGCCGCGATGGGAATGCCGGAGGGCATGACCGATCCGAATCAGATTCTTGCTTGGGTTGTCGGCAAAATGGGATCGGCAACGCCGGCCGCATCGGTCGAGATGCCAGAGCCAATGGAATCGGCATCGCCAGCGATGAGCGAAGAGCCAGAGCCCGAAGAGGTTGTTTTGGAGAACGCAATGGACGAAACCAAGCGAGCGCAAAACGCATCTGAGCAAATTAAACGAGCGTTGGCGGCTGATCAGTCGCGGCGCAGGGAAATCACCAGCCTTTGCACACTTCACCGCATTGACCGAGCGTTTGCGGATGAATTATGCGACGGCTTTGTTTCGCTTGACGACGCTCGGAAAAGGATTCTTGAACGCATGGCAACTCAGCCCGTCGGCCAGACCGCCGAATCGGCCCGCGTCGTCGGGTCTGAACAAGATCGCGTTACCGATGCCATCGGTGGCGGATTGGTGTTGCGAGCATGGAGCGCGGCGCGTGTCAAAGCAAAGCCGCAAGTCTCTCAGGGCTCAGATCAGTTTGCACGGATGCCAATTTCAAGGGCAGCAGAAATCGTCCTTCGATCTTTTGGCGTCAACACGGATCGCATGACGCCAAAAGACATCGCACAAGTCGCGATGGGTCATCGAGAAATTTCCCGCAAGTTTGGAATCGAGCGAACCGCCTACCACACGACCGGGACTTTTCCAAACCTGCTAGCCGACGTTGCAAACAAAACGCTGTTAGCAGCCTACGACGAAGCTCCTTACACCTGGAGCATCTGGGCACGACAAGGTGCAAGCGTCTCTGATTTCAAGCAGATCAACCGGATTCGGTTTAGCGAGTCGCCAGATCCTGAAATCGTGCCGGAGCGTCAGCCCTACCCAGAAAAGCGAATGAGCGATTCGAAAGAATCGTACACCGTCGATAAGTATGGGGAGATGTTTTCGGTGTCGTGGGAAACGGTCGTTAACGACGACCTAGACGCGATCAGCCGAGTGCCGGCGATGCACGGTAACGCAATGCGACGCAAGCAGAACAAAGTCGTTTATAGCGTGCTGACCGCTAACGACGTGCTAAGCGATAACGTCGCTTTGTTCAACGCGACTCACGCCAACGTTTCAAGCGGAGCCGGTGCGCCTTCGGTGACGACTCTCAACGCCGGATTCTTGGCGATGGCAAAGCAGACCGGCCTATCGTCGGATTCAGTTTTGAATCTTGAGCCGGCTTACCTGATCGTCCCTAAAGCCTACGCTGCTACCGCGATGGAGCTTTTGGGGTCGTTTGCGAGGCCGGACGTTGGCGGTAGCGTAGCCGGATCTTCTGGGGTTGCAAACATCTACAATATGCAAAACGGAAGAAACCTTGTGTTGGTCTCCGACGCCAACCTTGATCTTAGCAGCGCCACGATTTGGTACTTGGCAGCCGATCCGGCACAGATCGACACCGTCGAAATCTCCTTCCTTGAGGGCGAAGAGTCGCCGGTGCTTGAGCAGGAATGGGACTTCGATCGCGACTGCTATAAGTACAAGATTCGCCAGACGTTCGGGGCTAAGGCGATCGACTACCGCGGACTGTATCGCAACTCGGCATGATCCGAGTTTGAGTTTTAGCCGCGGCCAATAGTGGCCGCGGCCGTTGGTTTTTCAATTTCAAACAAGGATCAAAACGATGGCAGGTATTCAGGACTTTTTGACTTGGGAAGATGACTTCGTCGGGGGGGAGACATTCACGACTGCGGGTCAGGGTAGCCCGTGGGCGATCGCGGACACCTCCAGCAGCGGGACGCCGGTTTACGCCGTGGTCACGCCTTCGGCGACTGGCGAGATCCGCTTGGGTTTCGACAACACGAGCGAAATTCAAAACGTTTGCTTGTCATTCGGCGATAAGCTTTGTTTCGACATCGACAACCTTCAATCGATTTCCTACCGCGTCAAGGTTGTGCCGGAAAGCACTAACCTGGACTCAGCAACTTCGGTTGCGTTCGGGTTGGCATCGGCTCGAAACGATGCGATTGACAGCATCGCGAATCACGCCAGCTTCCGGCTGATCGGTTCCAATTCGCTTGTTGTTGAAACCGATGACGGAACGACAGACCTTGACGACAAGGCGACCGGCCAGAGCCTCAGCACGACCTACCGTCGATTCGTGATTGACTTCACCGGCGGAAAGTCAAACGTGAAATTCTACGTCGATGGGATTCGCGTTGCTGCCGGCACGACCTTTGACATGAGCGCCGCGACCGGATCGCTACAGCCCTATGTGCAGATCCAAAAGACTGCCGATACCAACATCGACTTTGTTCACGTCGATTACGTCAGCGTAGAGGCGAAACGCTGATGCCAAACGTAGAGATTAACGCCGGACAATCCATTGAGGTTGCCGGCGTAAAGATCACCGTTGACGGAGTGACGCGACACAGCGAGGGCGACGGGCCGCCGGTCCAAAGAGTCAGCCTAAGCGTCGAGCCGATCGCCGCAGCGGTGGCGCAAGAGCAACCGAAAGCACGGGCACGGACAAACCAACGATGACCTTACGCGATGTAATCGCAAGTGACGCAACCGCGGTTTTTCTGAACAGTGACGATTTTGCCGAATCGGTGACCTATCACCCACATCGATTCTACGGGTCGGAAATCAGATCACCGCGAACGATCAAGGCGGTTGTCATTCGCGAACAGGTCGACAACTTCGCAGAAGACGTTGTGACCGTGCTACCGCGATTTGAAGTACACGTTGCGAACGATGCGACCAACGGCATCAGTAGCACGGAGATTGACACGGGCGGCGATCAGTTAGAGTTCCCAGCCCGCGACGGCAAGGCGGCCGAACGCCGAGCCATACTGAAGATCACGACGCAAGATAACGGAATGCTTGTCCTCGAATGCAGATAACCGCAGCCCTGCCGGTGCTAACGCGAATAACCGAAGAGCTTTTCGATAGGCTCAATCGGTTAACGGCTGGCTATAGCGATTTCACTTACGTTTACGAAGTAGTCAGGCCGACTCGATTGGCACAGTACACGCCGAGGCATTTGCAAATCATCGTCGTGAAAGGCGAACGCGAACGGATGCCGGAGCTTGATTGCCCTGGCAATCCGCCAGCAATCGCATATCGGCAAAGGTTTGACATTCGCTGCCATGTGCTACCGAGCGAAAAAGACACAACCCCAATCGATCAATACTGCGAGATTTTTGAGTCAGACGTTGTTAAGACCGTTTGCGACGCGAGCCAGTGGCACACGTTCGGAGGTAACGCCATTAACGCAGAGTTCGACGTTGCTGACGCGATCGTATCGGACGGCGGAATCGGTGGCGTTAACTTGCCGTTGCTTGTGACCTACAGGCACGACGAAGGCAATCCGTACAACGTGCGATCGTGATAATTTTTAATATTAAAAGACAGCAGATTGATCGACTTAAAAAAGCGATCGAAGGAATACAGACAAACTTAGACAAAGAGCTTGCGGTTGTAATAAACAAAACAGCAAAGGCAACTCTTGGTCAGATTGCAAAAGATATCGGAACAGAATTAAACACGACACAAAAGGCGATCAAATACGGCGGCAAGGCGTTGCAGGTGCTTGGAAAAGCGACAGTTACAAATCCCGGCGTAATTGTTCGAGTGACCAGAACGGGCCGAATGAGTCTTCGGCATTTTAAGCCAAAGCAAAACGAGCTTGGCGTTAAATACAAAATAAGCAAAACAAAAGGCAACGCATTTATAAGATCTGCATTTATGGGCCCGATACCTGGACTGCTTAACGCACAGTGGAAAGGCAATGTGTTTAAGAGGAAAGGCGAGCCAAGAAAAATGAAAAAAGGCCGATACGCCGGGAAGATTCGAGAACCAATTACAAAGTTAAACGCCGCATCGCCCTGGGGTGTTTACGTTGCCAAAAACTTCCAACCTGAACAAGTGCGACGAATTAACGAGCGACTACAGAAGGAAATGGAAGAACGAATCCGGTTTCGGGTTGCCACAGCCTTTAACAAAGCCAAGCCAAGAGGAATTTAATCAATGTCGCTACTCAGACGCCGCACAGTATTCGCTGCCAAAGCCGAAGCAACCGTAGGCACTGCCGAAACGCTGACCGCAAGCGAAGGCGTTTTCAACGTTTACGATTTGCTAATTCAGCCCAACATTTCGATGACGCAACGAGAGGGCCAGGGGGCGTTTAACTACCTAGCAGCAATCGCCGCCGGTCGCCAAGGCACGGCCACGTTTTCGACTGACATCTATTGGGGCGGCGACAGCGGATCGCTTCCGCCGTGGGCTACGGTACTTCTTCCGGCTTGCGGTTGGGTCAACACGTCAGGCACGTTCAAGCCGAAGACCGCTAAACCTGGGACCACTAGCAGCGACCCGCGAACAATCACAATCGGCGGCTTTGTTGATGGAAAATATCGAAAGCTATCCGGTTGCATGGGCACGTTTTCGATCGATTTGCCGACAGGCGACCTCGGGCGGATTAACTGGACATTCAGCGGCAAATGGGAAGCAGAAACCGACTCGGCGATCATCGCACCGACTTATCCGACCGACTTGCCTAGTCGATGCGCTAACGACACGTTTCAGTTTA